ACAATGCTGCAGAAGTGGTCAACGGTGTGGACTCTGCTCCGCAGTCTGAAATCGAGTTCGATACTCAGACCGCCAATGTCAAAGACATCGGCAACTGTTTCATTGTGACCAAGGACCTCATGGAGGATTCTCAGGCACTTGCCGATTACATTAACTTCCGCGTCCAGTACGGCGTTAAGCAGCGCGTGGAAAGCCAGCTTCTGAACGGTGACGGAACAAACGCCAACTTAAGCGGCCTTCTGGTGACAGGCAATTACACACCGCACGGCTTTGACCCGGATGTAAATCCCGAAATCACAAATCAGGTCGATTTGATCGGTTTTGCTGCGCTGGCCGTGAAGTCTGTGGGCCTGACACCGAACGTCACGATCATGAATCCGGTCGATTACTTCAAACTTCGCTGTCTGAAGGACTCCAACGGCCGCTACCTCTTCAGTGATCCGATGGCCCCGTCTAATCGTCCGATCTGGGATACATACGTTGTGGAAAGTTCCGCAATGCCCAAAGGCAAGTTCCTGACCTTAGACACCAACATGGCCTGTATGATCTACGACCGTAAAGAAACCGTCGTGGAATTCGGTTATGAAGACGGCAATAACTTCCGAAAGGGCCTTGTCACCATTAAGGCTGATCGTCGTTTGGCCTTCGCGATCGAACGTCCGAGCGGCATTGTGGGCGGCGATTTGACGGTCACAAAGTCTAAAGCCGAAGGCGGTGAGTCTGATAAAGGCACCCAGGGCGGCCAAGGCGGAGCGGGCTAATCAACCTTAGGAAGGCGGCGGTAACGTCGCCTTTTAGCTTATGTATGAAGCAAAAGGTATGGTGTCGATTGTCGACGCCGCTTATCTCCGGTGCTATCTGCGTATCGATGACACGTCTGAAGACTTGTTTCTCGAGGAACTAGGCCGCTCTGCTACGGAAAACCTTGAGCATCGTCTGAAAAGACACATCATTGCCCGAGACGAAGGTGATTCCGATGCGGTGTGCTCGGACAAGGAAGACGTGCCGGCTGCACTGCGTGTTTGGGTCGGCGCCTCTGTTGCTTTTGCTTATGCAAACCGCGAGTCCGACAGCGAAAAAACTTTCAAGAGTACTCCGTTCTTTGAGCGGATGATTGATCCGTGGAGGGCTTACAAGTGATCGAACCTTTATCCGGACAACTGAATCGGCGCTGTTCGATTTATTCCTCCCGGCTTATGTCTGACGGCAAAGCAGATCAATCCACCAAACGAACGCCTCTTTGGAGCTGCTGGTGCAAGGTGGAAGTGATCGGCGGATCGGTCTTCTGGGAGAACGTCCAGACAGAAGAAGCGGTCACGCACCGTATCTTTATCAGAAGTGTCAAAGGCAAAAGCAGACCGCAGGATCTGCCGCGCCTGATCGAGCTTGAATGCGCGGGTTTCTGGTATCGGGTCAAACGAGTGACGGACTGCAACAGTGCGGGTCGGTTCACGTTATTGGAATGCGAGGTGCTCAATGCAGCCGTTAAGAATTGAAGCGAAGTTTGCAAGGCCTTTGAACTTTGCCGATTTCGACAAGAAGTCGATGAGGAAAGGTTTTACTCAGGTCGGCCGAGACGTTTCCAAGATTGCAAAGAAACTGGTCAGCAAAAAAGGAGTATCAGATGCCGGAGCTTATCCGGGAAAGCAAACAGGGATATTCCAGAAGGCAATTTCCTACAAGGTTTCGCGCTCCGGGTTCTCGGTGGCCGTGAAGCCCTACGGAAAAGGCAAGCAGGTTTCTGCAGAACTGAAAAGACGCGGGTTTTATCCCGCGTTTGTCGTCTTTGGCCACGCAGGGCCCAAACGCAGCAAGCGCACCCGTGCCCACCGCAAACAATCCTTTGAGGCAAAAGTGGCTAAGCCGCGTGCCAATCCGGTCTCAGCTGCCGCTGAAACCTATGGTCGAACCCGCTTTCAAGCGGTCGTGGGTCGGATTTTGGAAGATGCCTTTAAGCCGGGTCCGGTTAGGAGCTTAATGAAGTGAAATTAAAACCCATTATTCAAGAGCTTCGGGCTCATTGTCCGGGCTTTAATGGCCGAGTCTTTGGCGTCGGAACGTTTTCCCGGTTAGATGAATCGGTGGCGGCGGAACTGCTCCCGGCTGCATTTGTGATTCCGGTTTCTGAAGATCCGGAAGATCCTGCAGTGATCAACCGTTACAAGCAGCAGGTACGGTTCAACTTCGCCGTCATCCTAATGGTCGCCAACACCGAGGATGAGCAAGGTTTGACTGCCTGGGAGAAGTCCGTCGATCTCAAAAAGGAAGTCTTTAAAGCCATTTTGGGAGCCGACGATATTCAAGCCGGCAGAGACTGGATCCAGTTTGAATCTCTTACCGTTCTGGATCTTAATCGCGCGGCATTGACCGTCCAGTTGGATTTCTCCTGCCAGTACGAAATCAGCGATAACGAGACCCGTCACGGAGGAGACATCGATCGTCTCGGAAGGTTCCTCCGGATGTACACCGATGTCGATGTGATCGGAGACAAGGGGCGGCCTGACGGACAGATTGAAGCAAAGATGCACATTAACTTGGAGCAAGAAAAGTGACAATTTCTTTTAACAACATTCCGAGCGGCGTAAGAGTGCCGCTTTTTTATGGCGAAGTAGACAACTCGATGGCCAATACCGCTGTCACGGGCCTTAAAACGCTCTTGATCGGCCGTATGACTCAGGGTAAGGCAACTCCGATGAGACCGGTTCTGGTAACCGGCGACAGTCAGGGCAAAGATCTCTTCGGCCGCGGCTCTGAATTGGCCAGAATGAACACCGTTTATCGCAAAAACGACACGATCGGTGAAGTCTGGGCGATTCCGCTGGAAGATCCGACGGTGGGCACCGCTGCCTCCGGCACGGTGACGATTTCTGGAACACCGTCTGTCGGCGGAATTCTGAGCCTGTATATCGGCGCCGACCGCGTGCAAGTCCCTGTAGGAGTGGAAAATGAGCCGTCTGAAATTGCCGAGGCAGCAGCTGCTGCGATTAATGCCAAGCCTGATCTTCCTGTGACGGCTGCAGCTTCCAAGAGTCAGGATGACGCGGAAGTAGAAGAAGGCTACGTCACGATCAGCGCTAAAAATAAAGGCGCTAACGGCAATGACATTAAGCTTGCCGTCAACGTTCAGGGCTACGGAGCCGGTGAAGAAACTCCGGAAGGCTTGGCCGTCAAGATTGACGCGATGGCAGGGGGCACCGGCTATCCGGATTTTGAGGCTCTGGACTTTGCAAAGGCAATGGGGGACGAAGCTTACGACTTTATTCTCCTGCCTTATTCCGACGTGTCTTCTTTGGACTATTTCAAAGAGGTCATGAACGACACCTCCGGCCGATGGTCCTACAGTAAACAGGTCTACGGCCACGTCTACACCTGCAAGCGAGGCACGATCAACGAGCTGCAGATCTTCGGCAGCGCGCGTAACGATCAGCACG